ATACATAATGCAAAACCTGTTCCATTAGAAAACGTTGTAACAGTAGGAGATATAAATGAAGAACTTGAAGAATTTATTTATGAAGGTTTTAAACCTGGGTATCAAATCGGCCTTGATAACTTTGATAGCATATTCAGTACTTACACAGGGCAATTCATCACCGTTACAGGAGTGCCTAGCTCTGGCAAGTCTGATTTTGTTGATCGAATGGCGGTGGGTTACCAACTGAAGTATGGCTGGAAAACAGCATTTGCTTCTCCAGAAAATAAACCAACATTTTTACACGCGCACAAACTAATCAGAAAGATTGGTGGCTGGATGCCTAAAGAAACTGATTTAGGTACCGAAAAGTGGAATCGATGCTTTGAAGTAGTAAACGATAATTTTTATTTTATAGAAGCAGAAAGATACGACTTAGACTCAGTACTTAAGAAAGGCGCTGAGTTAGTTAAAAGAAAAGGTATTAAATGTTTAGTAATTGATCCTTACAATAAAGTTAAAATGAAAGGTGCTTCTGATATGTCTATACCAGATGCAACAATGGAGTACTTAGCTAAAATAGAAGCTTTTGCAAAGAAGTATGATGTTTTAGTGGTTGTTGTAGCGCATCCAACTAAAATGTACAAAAAAGATGATGGTACTATTGACGAGCCTACCATGTATAATATTAAAGGTGGCGGCGAATGGTATGATGCGTCTTATCACGGCTTATTAGTGCATAGAGATTACACTAACAATTCCGTGAAGGTTAAAGTACTTAAAGTAAAATTTCAAAACTTAGGTGAGAATCAAGCAGAGGCACATTTTAAATGGAATCATGCATCTGGAGACTACATGCCTTTATCAGAAATACCTGCTGGTTCAATGCCTTGGGATTAATGGCAAAGAAAAAAGAAAATTGGATGCCAAAGTATCATCCTAATGCTGAAGAAATTGAAGCTTCTAATTATTGTATAAGAAACAATATTAGAATATCACCACTGGGCATTAATGGTGAAATTGGAAAATGGAAAATAGCTATAAATATTGGACCATATGTAAAAGGCGAAAAAACAAACATAGCGCCTCATATATATGATAAACATACTATATGGCCTAGTTATTACGAAATGTGTAAATATTATTATGATAAACGTACAAGATGAGTACAGAGGATTACTATCAGGAATACTCCACGGTGGAGCACAAAAAGAGGATAGAACAAAGACTGGGACACAATCTGTCTTTGGAAGAATGCTTCGACATGACATGGAACTTGGATTTCCATTGCTAACAACTAAAAAAATATATTTTAAACATGCAGTTACGGAACTATTATGGATCTTACAGGGACGCACTGACATTGCTTACTTGCGCGATCACGGTGTTACTTACTGGGATCCTGATTATAAGCGCTCAGGTAGAACTGACGGTACGCTCGGTCCTGTTTATGGGAAGCAGCTTAGGGACTTTAATGGTGTTGATCAGCTTGAAAAAATACTCAAGCAAATTAAACAAGAGCCAAGCTCAAGGCGCATTGTGGCAAGCTTATGGAATCCCAATGATATGGATGACATGGCATTGCCTCCTTGTCATTATGGCTTTCAAATATATATAAACGATGGAAAACTTAATTTATTATGGAGCCAGCGATCTGCTGACGTCTTTCTTGGCTTGCCTTATGATTTTGCCATGTATGGTTTACTCTTACTTATGTTGGCAAAAGGATCGGGTTATAGACCTGGGCGCCTTACTGCTTCACTTGGTGATTGTCATCTTTACAATAACCATATCGAACAAGCTAGAGAGCAATTATCCCGTGATTTTAGGGAACTTCCTAGTGTGGGAATTGATTTTGGATTATCTATTGAAGGGGGAGCAGGAAACTTTATAAGAATACCAACACATAAAATGATTCACTTAGTAAACTATAAACCACATGAGCCAATCAAAGCAGAACTCAACGTCGGAATTTGAATACTGGTTTAGCAAAAACAATTATATGGGCGAGTTTTTAAGCGAAAGAAGTTTGAATATAATTAAATCAATAGAAAACAAATGGAAACAACGTTAAGCAAAGGCAAGTACAAAATTTATCATATACCTGGCGTTAAAGTTGGGTGTACAACAAATGTTCAGAAACGTATTATTGAAACTCAAGGTTATAAGCCTGGTGAATATGAAATACTTTTTGAAACAGATGATGTAGCAGAGGCTTCTAAGGTAGAGCAAACTCTTCAAAAAGATTTAGGTTATAAAGTAGATAGAAAACCTTATAAGGACTTATTTAAAAAGACTATGAATAAACACAGTTCATCACCAAGTACAACTACATTTAAAATATCTTCAAAGGAATTAAATGCAAACTTTTTAGCAGATTTAGAAATTAAAACACAGTATGGTACCTTTAATCTTGACTCGACTGATAAAATTGATTGGGTTATATCTAATGTACATAATAGTCAATTTGGTCCTAGCACCTGTTATATTTATAATAAAGCCATGGCTGAAGCGGGAGAGTTCCAAACCTTAACTAAACAAAAATTATATTCTCATCAAGATCAATTTGAACTAATTAGAGAATGGGCTAAAGAAAGAGGTTTGTATGACAAAGGAGACGTTAAAACGCAACTAATTAAACTATATGAAGAATCAGGAGAATTATCCCAAGCTATACTTAAGAATGATAAAGCAGGTATTATTGATGCTATTGGTGATAGTGTTGTCGTTCTTACTAATCTTGCCCACCTTGTCGGTATTGATATTGAAGATTGCATTGGTGCTGCATATAATGAAATATCTAATAGAACTGGTAGAATGATTAACGGAACATTTGTAAAAGATGCGTGATAAAATTATACAACGAGTAGTAAACAAAATACAAAAACGATCTGATGTTGGTTTTAAAAAGTATGGTGTTACCTTATTTGATGATGACCAACCCTTAGATACTTGGCTTAATCATTTACAAGAAGAACTTATGGACGCAGTTAATTATATTGAGAAGGCTCGTATGTCACTACGTGAGGAGGTTGAAGAGTGTTATATTAAAGACTGGGAAGTTGATGCTGAACTTGTCTCTGCATACCCAGAGCCAGGACCACCTGATCAATTAGGTTATAATGTAAACAAGACATGGACAACTAATCATACTAATGAGACGAAAGAGAAGTAAAAAGCGAGGTCCTGTAGTTGCCAAAAAAGTATCATATGATGGTATTAATTTTGCATCCGGCCTTGAGCGCTATACTTATATAGCTTTAAAGAAAGAAAAATTATTTGAATATTATGAAGGTGAAGTTTTCCAGCTTATCGAAAGTTTTGATTTTTCAAATGAATCTTACGAAAAACAAGCAAACGGAAAAGGTGATTACACTAACCGAGGGAGCAAAAAAGTGTTGGGCATTAAATATACACCTGACTTTACTGGAAAAGATTATATAATAGAATGCAAGGGGAGAGCTAATGAGTCTTTCCCCTTGCGCTGGAAACTTTTTAAATTATGGCTTACCAAAAACAATATTGGAAAGACGCTTTACAAACCTCAAAATCAGAAGGAAGTGGACTTGACAATTCAAATAATAAAGAACAACAGAAGAAGCAAGCGCGTATAATGTACAGAAGGCGTAAACTGGAAAAAGATATTAAAAAATATATTAAAAATGGAAGAATCAGTAGTAGCGATATCGAAAGAATTGGAAGACAACATGAATTTTACATTGAGTAACCATTACGAGGAAAGAATAAAGTTTCATATGCTGATGCTTAACTATTACTTAAACGAGAAAAAATGAAAGGATGGGAACTATCACTAGGATTATATCCTGGTGTTCTAATAGGCATTAGAAGTTATGTTAATAAAGAAACCACAGACCATGTGCTATACATACCGTTTGTAGAATTATGCTTAACAATATATAAAGATGAATAGTATAGAAGAATATGTTATTAAAAAATATCCACGTAGATTTAAAAATAAAGAAATATTAATTAAAGAGTTTAATACTCATTATGAGATTAATCATAATAAAGATGCAAGTCCACTTATATTAAGTAAACATATATGAAAGAGTCAAAGTTAATTGAAATGCAAAACAAGCTAGAATCATTAGGTGCA